AACAAAGATGAAGCTTGGTATTGATCGTGTTTTATTATTGCCAGAAGGTGCATCGTTTTCTTTTGTTGGTAATCCCGGCTCACTTACAGAGATGATTCAAGTAAGTAAATCATTTGCTAACCAGACAGCTATTAACAATCATCTGCGTATTAAATGGGATGAATCTGGTAACGCACCAAGTGGAACTGCCTTAAAGATTATGGAGATGGAAAACCTTGAGTCACGTGTATCAGATATACCTAAATGGAGAGATTGGGAGCATGAAAGATATAAAGTCGATAGGGAGATTATTCGTGTACATACGGGCAAAGATATGGGTGAGAATTATGCGGTGGACTTCGCAGAAGTAGAGTTCCCACTTGACCAGAGCGAAGAATTTGCACGTCTTGAGTTTATGATGGACAAAGGATTGATGGACAGGACTGATTTGATTCGTCACTTTAATCCAGACATATCAGATGAAGATTTAGAAAAGCTAATGAATAGAGTTGATGAGAATAAACAAAAAGAAGCACAGGCTCAACAACCAGAACAACCACAATCAGCAATACAGAGAATATTAGGTGGATAAAGCTGTAAACAGATTTATGAAGCAGATTCAGAACGTAGAGAAACGACTGCTCAACGACTTACAAGTTATTGCTCAACGTATGGATACTTTAACAGATACAGAGCTTGTTGCAATAGCTAAAGAGTTGGATTTCTTTCAAGAGCTTTTAGATAGTGGATATACAAATGCTGTCAATGGTTTAATGGAAGCCTACGAGGATCAGATAGCAGACATCGCAACGGAAGCTGCAAGGCGTGGAATCACAACAGTACAAGGTGCAACAATCGAACAACTTCAGTTATTGCAAGATTTAGAAGCAGAAAACTTGTTAAGCAAAGCAACGACATACGCCAACGATTTAAAGGATGGACTGTTTAAAGGTATCGTATCTGGCGAAAGACCTTCGCAGATTGTAGCTCGTTTAAGTGAAACGATTAATCTTGAAACGCATCAATTAAATGTATCGGTCACAGATGGAATACGACAGTTTGATGATGTGGCAAGGCATAAAGTATTTGAGGGCGAAGATGTGCGATGGACGTATGTTGGGCCGCTTGATGCAACAACCAGAGATGAATGTCAATCAACATTGTCTGGCGAACCGGCTAAAGGATATACAGAGGCACAAGTCAATTCAAGCAATACGCCTTTCGGTGTACGTGGTGGTTTTAATTGTAGACATTCGTGGATGATTAAATGAAGGCACAAGATATACTAAACTTACCACGATCTGCATGGGCAAGAATTGGCGGTAAAGCTGCAACAAAGATTGTCAAAGATTCGGACAAAGGTTTTGGAACAACAGAGCAAGGCAAAAGATATAAATTTAAAAGCTATACAGAAACATACAAGACACGAAAAGCATCTGGTAAAGCCGGTCTTAAAGGCGTGAGTACATCTAAACAAGTAACACCGCCTAACTTACGATTAACAGGTCAGATGTTAAACTCTATATCAGCACAGAAGCCTTCAAACATTGGCGTTGATATTGTGTTTCGTGATGGACTAAAAGTTAAAGGTAATGCAGACAACGGAAGAAATATATTCGGTGTCAATGAGCAGAATCAAAAAGAAATAATTAATAACTTAACAAATCTTATTGGCAAGAACGTCAAGAAGTACGCAAGTAAACCAATCAACATAACGATTGGTTGAAAGCTTAACTAACTCAAACAAGAGGTTAAAATGAGTGAAGAACAGAAAGTCGAAGTCGAGGACGTAAAACACGACACCGCTGATACTGCAAGTGAAGAAAAGCAGCCCGTCAACCAAGTTCCTTATGCACGATTTAGTGAAATGGTGGACGAAAAAAACACGTTAAAAGTAGAACTCGATGCGTTAAAGAAGAACGCAAAGGAAGATGCTGAAAATCGCAAACTCAAAGAAATGGAATCAAAAGGCGAATACGAAAAGATTATGACCGAAATGAATACCAAATACGAAGCTGCGAAAAAGAAGGCAGATGCTTTTGATGAATACCAAGTAACTAAACGAGAATCATTACTCGAGGAGTTAGAAGAAGAAGATCGTGCTATTTATAGTGAGCTACCACTTAATAAATTGGAAGCTCATGTTAAAAAAGTCACATTGAAACCTTCACCGGCTTCGGTTGATAATTCAAAACCAACATCAACAGGCGGATACGCATCTTTTGAAGAATGGGCTTCGGTTGATCCCGAAGGCTATAAGAGAGCTAATACGCCACAAAACTCTGGGGATATAAAGATAGGTTATGGCGGGTAATATATTCAAAGACAAACTTGATCCTAATAATGACCTTCAACATAAAACAGTAGATGGAGGGAAGGACATTGATTGTACTTATAAAGGTTCTTCTGTCACGTATGACGAATATCTTGATATTCATGAAGAACGTGGGGAGCGAGTACAAAAGGGCAAGAAACCAGATAGTATTGGTGTTTTTAGTGGATTTGGGCCGGGGACGTTGAAGAAGCCGTATGATGACTAAATTTTTAAATAAATTAAAAAGGAGTTAAGCAATGGCTTTAACTAATACGTCAACTGCTGCCGGTGGTCTGGGAAGAACCATTGGTGATGCGGTTATAGCGTTCAACCATAGTAATGTAATGTATCCACTTGTGACTGTAAAACAGGCTGCAAGAGGATCAAACCACGTACAGTTCTCTGATTGGACAAAACTCACTTCTGGTGATGTTAGTGCTGCTACACAGGCAACTGCAACGACTGCGGTAGCAATAACAACTGCTGCACGTACTGCAACAATCTCTGAACACGTTATCGAATCACAAGTAAGTGACCTCGTAATGATGGGTTCTGGCGATGATGTCGAAGGACAAGCGGGGCCGGCACTTGGTAATGCAGTAGCTGCAAAACTTGATGACGATTTGGTAGAACTTGGTAAGACCTTTTCACAAACTGAATGTGGAGCGGGTAGCTCTTTGGCTTTATCTCATATATTTGGCTCAATGCGCCAATTGAGAGCAGCCGGTGCGCCTATGCCTTACAATTTGGTACTTTCACCAAAACAGGTGTGGGGTGGAAAAGGAATTATTTCCTTACTACATAACACCGCATTAGATACTGCGGGTTCAAGTACAACCGATACTGCAACTGCACGTCCGGTTGGAATGATGGGTTCAAAAGGCGAAGAAGCATTCCAGACAGGATTCGTGGGAAGCATTGCCGGGTTTAACGTCTATTGGTCAGATCAAACTGATGAAAATGTCAGTTCTGGCGGGGACGCAGCCGGTTTTGCATTTAGTAAAGGTGCAATCGGTCTTGGTGTTGGTGCAGAAGGTTTATTCCGAGTACGAACACAAAGAGAAGAATCAGAACGTATGACAAAATATGTCTGTACAGGGTTCTGGGGACAGGTTGAAGTGAAAGACTCTTATGGTGTCTACATTTTATCCGATGTTTCTTAATTAGTTATTAATTAACTAAAAACGTGATGGGCGGGAGCGATCCCGCCTAATCGCAAAGGAGTTTATTATGAGTAAATATTTTAAAAAGCCTAATGGTGCAATTGTTGAATACGATGAAAGAATACATGACATTAAATCTCTTGAAGATAGATTTGAAGAATGTAATGCAGACGGAAGTAAGCCAGAGCCAAAAAAAGCAAAAAAAGATAAAAAAGATAAATAATTTAACCAATATGCCCATGAGAATGACCGCTCGGCAAGGCATTTAAAGGAGAAACAATATGTCAATGAGAGAATACGGAGTTGTAGAAGCTCAAAATTTAGCAATGGGACAAGCCGGTTCAATATTTGTAAACGGCACAACCGCAGTCACTTGTGGTGCGGGTTCTAATGTATTTATCGCAATTCAATTTATAGAAGATACAGTATTTGCTTCTGGTAGCGGGGGACTTGTCGCTGAAACAGAACAATTGTTTCCAGACGATACAGGCACAGGCACGTTAATAGATGCCAATGGTGGTGCTGCAATTGATGGCGAAACATTCCCACAAGGAATGACAATTTACGGAAGATTTACAGGATTTACATTAGCATCGGGTGCGTGTATCGCATACGTAGGATAATGTTAAAATTAGGTTTAGCAGTCTTAAATGTACCTAACCAGACAGCACGTTTGGTAAGAGATTTATGGCGTAGCATTAACGACACTTGGACGAATGAAGAACGCAAGTGGCAGAATATAATTTAAGGAGAATATTATGGCAGCTTTAGGCTCACAGAGTATTGCTTCAAGTTACGAGCAACTTTTACACGTTGATCGTGATGATGGCGGTAACTCTACAACTCACGTCAGCGTTAAAGACGGTGACAACGGAACAACTTTTGGCTTTACAATCGCATCGGATGCGTTGATGATGTCAAGCACCAACCGTTTAGAATTTGGTGACACAGGAACTTATATACATCAATCAGCAGATGGTGTACTTGATTTAGTTTCTGATACAGAAATAGAAATAAACGCAACAACAATTGATATGAATGGTGCGGCTGATTTGTCGGGCAATCTTACAGTTGGTGGCGATATTGATTTAGAGGGAAGTATTGACGTAAACGCTACTGCTAATCTTGACAATACTGATATTGACGGAACATTGGCAGTTGATGGAACAACAATTTCATTGGATGCAACAACTTCATTAAATATTGATAATTCAAACACCTCCAACGGAATTACAATTGGAACGGCAACATCTGGAGTACCAATTTCAATTGGGCATTCAACTTCAGAAACAACTGTTAACGATAATTTAAATGTAACAGGTATTTTAGATGTAACTGATACAACAGATTCTTCAGATGCAACAGGCGACACAGGAGCATTAAGAACTGAAGGTGGTGCAAGTATAGCAAAGAAACTTTATGTTGGAACTGATCTTGACGTGGATGGTACTGCCAATCTCGATGTGGTAGACATAGATGGTGCAGTTGATATGGCAAGTACATTGGCTGTCAATTCAACAACAACTATTAAAAAAGCATTATCATCTGACACACAAAGTACGCCAGAAACAGTTTTAAAACTTGGCACAACTTACACAAACACAAGTGGAACAGATGGAGCAGCGGGTTCTGGTACAAGGATAGAATTTGAAATACCAGACGATGACACAAATCCAATAACAGGTTCTGCGATTGCCGGTTTGAAAGAAAATGGAGATGATGGTGTTAGTAATTCCGCTTTAGTTTTTTACGTATCTCAAGACGATACTACTCTTGATGAGGCGATGCGTATAGAATCAGATGGTACAGTTACTACACAAGGGGCTTTTCAACCAGCAGGTAATATTACTTGTGCGGGTGATGTAACTGTTAATGGTGGCGATGTTACAATATCTAACTCTGGGGGACACGCAAATTTAAATATAGATGCTCATTCTAACGAGGGATCAGATTCGGCAATAGCATTTAGGTCTGGGACTACTGAAAGAGGATATATTTATTATGACCATAATACAACTGCAGCTTCTCAAGCTATGGTTTTTAATACTGGTGATAATGCTGTAACTGCAATGAAAATAATGGGAGATGGTTCACTTGATTTACTTAAAGGTCAAATCAAATTTCCCGCAACTATAAACGCAAGTTCAGATGCAAACACCCTTGATGATTATGAAGAAGGTATACATACTACCGCAATTACGGGAGGAACAAGTGGAAGTTTTACTTTAGAATCAAGTAATCAAAGTTTAGCATATACAAAAATTGGCAGAATGGTTACTGTACAAGGTAAATTCCAAACAAGTAGTGGAAGCGGTAGCGGTCATTTAAAGATTAGTATGCCTTTTACAGCAAACAATAGTTTAGATGACAATGCTGATGTAAGCGTTGGCTCAATTACTATAAACAGATATGGCTCTACTTCAATTGCTACGCAAATAACTCCGATTATTTTTGCAAATACTGCTTATGTACTTATACAGATACATAATACAGGAAATGCTAACGAAACATATTTACAAGCAGATAATGTTGATGCAACTATTGAAGGTCAAATTTGCATATCTTATATAGTATAATTTTAATTGGATAATTAAATGGAAAAACAGGAGTAAAAAATGGCTTTAAGTAAAGAAAAATCATACGATTACGAAATCAGAACTGAATACAAACATATTCAAGAAAGAGAAAAAACTTCGATAATGGAAGACGGTAAAGAAATATCTTATTCATATAGTCGTAAAGTTTATAGTCCAGATATGGATGTATCAAGTGAGTCTGATGAAGTAAAAGGTATGGCAGATACATTTTGGACTGATGCAGTTAAAAAAGCATGGTCTGATAAACAAGAAGCAGAATAAATAAATAGGGAGGCAATATGTTTGAAGAACGTATTAAACAGCTAAAAACAGAACGTGAAAATCTTACCATGAGAATCGCAGAAGTTAATTTCTTAATCAATGGTTACGAAACTGCTGAAAAAGAAAAAGCTGATAAAGCAAAAAAAGAAAAAAAGTGAATAAACCAAAAGTAGATGAATACCGGCTTGACGTTGTAGATAGACTTGCAAGGATTGAATCCAAAATGGAGGCAATTCATAAAGAGGCTACTCATACAAAACTTGAGATTCAATTGCAGAATGGTCGTGTTAGATCGTTAGAAGGCAGTATGGCAAGTATTAAGGGCGTTGGTTCAGTTGTAAGTATTGTCTTTGCCGGGTTTATCTCTTATCTATTTAAAGGGAGAATATAATGAGTGATTGGTTCAATTGGACAAATTTCTGGTATCTTATGGGCATAATGGTTGCCGGTGGTGCAACATTTGTTGGCATGAAATACAAGAAGATGGTTGCAGAAATGAAAGACGTTTTCAAAGCACTTCAAGAGGCGTATGCTGATGATGGTAAACTTGACAACGAAGAACGAAAAAAAATAATGAAAGAAGTTTTGGACGTAATGGGAGCATTACTCAAGATAGCTTGGAAATGACCTTCGAAGAAATAATTGACAACGTTTTAGAATCTGAAGGCGGATACGTAAACGACAAAGACGATCCAGGTGGTGAAACTAATATGGGTATATCTAAAAGAGCATATCCAGATTTAGATATTAAAAACCTAACACGTGAAGAAGCAAAACAGATTTATTACGAAGATTATTGGACACCTTCAAAGGCAGACCAACTATCTAATCAATTACGAGAAGTATATTTTGATATGGTTGTAAACTTTGGTATGCGAGGTGCTGCAAGAGTATTACAACAGGCGTGTAATGGCAAGAACACCTATAAAATAAAAGTAGATGGCAGAGTAGGCGTTGCAACAATTAGTGCATCAAAGAATTTAGAACCAGACAGATTAAGAGCGTACAGAGTTTTAAAGTTTGCCAACATTGTAATAAAAAAGCCAACACAAGAGAAGTATTGGTTTGGTTGGTTTAGAAGGGCAATACGAGTGTGAACGTACCCGAAACCATAAGCCATATTAAAGAGATAGCAAATGAAATTGACTTGAACACACTACAAGACAATCCGGAGGCGTATTTTAGAGATTTGGTTGATTTAATTAGTATTATAAAAGATATGGATCAGCCAATGATTGTCAATATTAATGATTTAAATGACAGGATACACAAAGCATGAGTACATACGAAGCTACATATTGCGATACAAACACAGACTTGCAATATATTGTTCCGGATATTAATAACTACAATTTGAGACGTGTAGTGCCAAGCGATTGGGTTTCATCTGGAACAACAGACTTATATTATCTTTATTCTGCCGGATATGTTACACAACTATTCTATAATGGCGAAGAAATGACTTCGGTTACAGATACGCCAAACGCAAATAAAGAGTTTAATTATAACACAAGCACAGGGTTATTAAGTTTCTTTTTAGAAAATTCTTCAACGTCACTTCTTAATAGTTCAGTAATAGAAGCCGGTAGGGATTGGTACGATACAAAAGTAGAAGCTGTACGAAAAGCAAGTGACCTTTGCAGAAACGTGTTACCTGTCCCAATATACCCTCGTAAAGGCGTTGGGACTGCAAGTGCCACAGGTAATGACTATCCAGAAATAATCGTGCGTTCTACGGCAATAATTGCGTGTGCTGATCTTGTAAGACCTTTTGACAAAGAAAAGGGCGATGAACTCATGGCGATGGCTATGAATCCAGAAGGCACAGGATACTTGGACATGGTTCGCACAGGTCAAATCGCTTTATCGCAAGATGAAGGAATGGCAAAACATTCTGGTATAATACGAGAAGTATCTATTAATGCAAACTCAACAGGTAGTGTAATAGACGTAAGAGGCAGACCTTCAGTTGATTGGGATGTTATTAAGATTGTTATAACCACAGCGGGAACTTTTACAAGTGGCTCCGCTTCTGGCGTGAAATACGATACATTTGTGAAAGATGATACAGGATTAAAGATTGATAAATCAAGCGATGCAGAAATCATTGATGGCGGTTTTCAAGACGTAGGTCATGGTATGCAAGTACGTTTTTCTCCCGGTGTCTATACTATAAACGATGAATGGGAACTCGAGATTAGCGGTATAGTTGACTCAAGAACAATGGCAGTCAAATACGCTGAAGCTGAAAGAATTTAATGGCGTTAAACATACAATCACCACTTTGGGCAGAATCGCATGAACTTTGGAGTTCTGTAACAGGTACAACTTTTGCAACAGGCACAGATGATTCAAATAGCTACGCAAACGTAGTATATGAAAACGTAATAGAATCCTTACAAGATATTATTCGCAAAGAGTTCCAAATACCTGTGATTGATGAACATAAAGGCAATCAATCGATTGTAATTGATCCTCAAGAAGATTCATTGGTTGAATATTTTGCTTCTGGTCAATCGAGAGCGTATGAAGTAGATATTATTTATACGTTAATGAAAGGTGGAGGATACAGAAGCGTTAAAACGCAATTAACAAGTACCGCAGAGCATTTAAAAAGATTAATACATAACAATTCACACTATTCTCCGTCTGGTGTTTATAAGTATCACGATGGACGTGTTGAATCTGTTAATTACGAACAAGACGAAGATAATCTTGATGTGTGGAGAGCTAACGTATCTTTTAATTGCACAGTTACGGAAATATACACATGAAGTATAAAATTAGTAAAAAAATTCAATCATTTTCTGCAATTAACGATTGGCAAGGTCTTGGAAAAGAAGTTGCTGAAAAGTTAGAAGATGGTAAAGAAGTAGAAATTAAGAATCCACCAAAACATTTAGTTGATGGCGGGTACATCATAAAAAAGAAAAAGGAAACTAAATAATGGCAACATTAGACAAGACAGTCTATTCCGGAAAACAATTTGAATCTTATGTTTCAATACAATCAGATGCTTTAGGGACAAATGATGTATCCGGTACGCTGTATAAAATAAGAACACCAGAAATCAATGATATTGACACTTCTGCGGGTTCAACCTTTGCTGATGCAGTACGATCTGGTCAAAGAGTACAAAGACCAACAGACCATATCGCAACGTACAAAGGCGGAGTATTTAGATGGTCGTTTAGCGACTACGCAATAGAAAACGAAGCAGCACTACAACTATTGCTGCAATTGGTATCTGAAGATACGAGTCCTTCTGGAACAGTAGCAATTACAGGAAATCAAGGAACTGTTGCGTATGAAGAAGGTGCTACAACAGGTGAGTATGCGTGTGTTGTTGTTTCATCACCAGACACAGACGAAGATAGATTAATGCACAGTTCAATATTGGAAACCTTAACGCTTACACTAAATCCAACAGTAAACGGCGGAAGATTGACTGCTTCTGGTACGTTTTTTAGTGGTTATCAACCTGTTATTGGAACAGAAGGCACATCACCAGACGCAACCGCTGTTGATTACACAAGAGGATTTTTTGATTGTACAACAATGAGCATTGGTGGCGATGACGTTGTAATTAATAATTTTGAAGTTACAATAAGTAATCCGGCTCAAAGAGTAGGCTACGCAACAGTTAATTCAGTAAGTCACGAACCTTCTGCTTATATGCGTGGAGGTATGATTGAAGTTACCGGTACTTTATCAGCTTTATTAGATGATAATGTCACAGATACAATTGACGATTTTAGAGATGGAACTTCTGTAAATATTAGCATTGGTGACGGATCAGCAATTGACTTTGATATACCGACAGCAAAGTACACAGGTTATACACATACAAACACAGATAGTGGAGTATTTATTGACCTACCATTTAAAGGAACTGCTGATGGTTCTGGTGCATTAATAACAATAATAGCAACGTAATAATTAGGGAGGCAAACATGATTGTAAAGGTTGGTAAAAAAGAGTGGGACATAAAAGATTGTTCATACGCAGAAAGACGAGAACTACACAAACTAAACGCAAAAGTTTGGTGGGATGGCAAGATGGATGTAGAAGCGTATTACGAGGTACTTGAAAAGGTAGGTGTGATAGCCGGTTTAGGAGAAAATGACTTTAAAGATATGAATATGCCAGAAGTGGACGGAGTTCTACAAGCGGTATTTTTAGAATATCTTGGTATTGAACCGGCAAAAAAAGATTCAGGGGGTTGAGCCTTGCGGTTTGGTGTTTGCAATTTGGCACACCCGAACCACGTGATATATATAGAAGCCTCCCCTATACTGTGGCGAAGCTCCCTGTTACTTACAAGCACGATGCAATTCGTGTAGAAACGCTCGAGGATATATGGAACATAATAGATGAAATATGTAAACCAGACGGACAGTATACAGACGGACAAATCTTATATCATTCTGTTCCATTCTTTGCTGATTGCAATCTTCTCATTGAGGATTGGATGATGCAGATGATTACCGAATACAATTACGTTACCAGATTTAATGTGTCGCTTGGTGTATTAGACAACATATCAACAGACAGATTAGATTGTTTTTCAATAATAGATAAAGAAGTAAACGCTTGTATGCAAGAA